TACTAAAGAAGTGATGTGTAAAGAGGGTCAGCCTGTCTATTGGCAGTGTGAAACTAAAATAGCTGAACACGAAGAGTCATTTGATACATTCATCCAAAGTGATGGATCTAAAGAAGCAGGTGCTGTAACTACAGCTGACCCACTTGTAGCAATGATGTCTAACGAGTTAGCAGATTAAATTAGATTGTAGTAAGTCTAAGTTAAATGAGAGTACTGGTGTAACAGCCAGTGCTCTCTATTTTAAAACTAAGTAAATAAACAAAAATGACAACAATAACTTTAGTATTAGCGATTATAGCAAACGTTACAGCAATATATACATTCTTATGGTGCATGTCAAACAACACAGATATGCATAATATGGAAGAAGGTTTAAGAGATTGTGCAACTCGTACACGTAGTAACAAACTTAAACTTGACACTTTAGACAACAAAGTAAATAAGCCTAAAGCTAAAAGAGGTAGACCAAAAAAGACTGCCCCTAAACCACATAACACTGTACATCAGTTAAATGGAAAGCAATAAGGAATTTATAACTCGTATGATATTGTTTATCAACGAGTTACCAGAAGACAAGAGGCGTGATCATTTCACGCTTCTTTCTTTTCTAGACTTTCAATTAACTATGAGAGATAATTTGTTTATTACAGAATTATTTGATAAACTTGATCTTCATTTACTAAATAAAATAGATTGGTATGGCAGAGCAAAACTCAAACAAGAAATTAGAGAAGAACTTAGAAGTTTCTGTAAGACAAGTCAATATTCTTTCACGTTTCATGACAATAACGAAAAGCAAATGCAACAAGTTATGGACAGTAAGAAAGATGGATAATATATTAAGAATCTTAAATAAAGACTTAAATGATAAAGTTCGTAGGAAATCCAAAACTTCTTGATTGCTGTGATATAGCAACCATGCAAGACGTTGTAAATTATTGCAGCGACAAGACTGTACTAGCTGTTGATACAGAAACTACAGGTTTAAATCACATAGATGATACAATGATTATGTTTCAGATAGGTGATAAACATGTGCAGTTTGTAATTGATACTCGTTATATAGATATATCTCCTCTTAGGAATATACTTGAAGGTGATCAGGTAAAGATACTACACAATGTTAAGTTTGACTACAAGTTTATTATGCAACATAATATTAGACTTAATAATGTGTGGGATACGATGCTAACTTCACAGGTTATACATTGTGGTAAACAAATGTCACATAGTTTACTTAATGTTCTTGAAAGAGAGCTGGATATAATTATGGATAAGTCTGTAAGATCTAATTTTATCAATAAAGGTAGTGATGAATTCACTGAATCAGAGATAACATATGGTGCTAAAGATGTAGAATATCTTATAGAACTATATAATAATCAAACAGTTACAGTTATACAACACAACCTTATACATATAGTAAATCTTGAGAACAATGCAGCACTTGCATATGCAGATATTGAGTACAATGGCATAGGACTAGACAAAGATAACTGGAGTAAGCTTGCAAAACATGCAGCTAATGAAGTTAGGCTTATGTCTTTTGCACTAGATGCATACATAGAATCTAATCCAAAACTTAATAAGTTTGTAGATTCTTATGTGCAAGGTGATTTATTTGTATCTATAGAAGAGTTAAGAAAAGTAAATGTGAAATGGTCATCACCTAAACAAGTGCTAGATGTATTTAGGACATACGGGTTAAACGTGGAAGATGTGAACGGTAAAAATTTATACGTGCACAGTAAAGATCCATTTGTTAAAACATATATTAAATACAAAGAGCAAGCCAAACTGGCTACAAGTTATGGTGATAAGTTTTTTGAGAATGTAGATAGTGACGGCAGAGTCCGTACAAGTTTCAAGCAAATACTAAATACAGGTAGAGTTGCATCAGGTAAGCCTAACATGCAGCAGATACCAGCACATAATGATTATCGTAACTGTTTTATTAGTGGTTATGATGATTATGTATTTGTATCAGGCGACTACAGCTCACAAGAGCTATGTATTATAGCCACAGGGAGCAGTGATCCCGTGTGGATTAAAGCGCTAGAAGATGGAGAAGATCTTCATAGCGTGTGTGCAGATTTAGTTTACGGTAAAGAATGGCAAAATGTAGCAGAGCCTGACTGTGCTTATATGCAGTCAAAAGCTAAATGCAATTGCAGTAAACACAAGAAGCTGCGCACAAATGTAAAGAGTATTAACTTCGGTTTAGCCTATGGTATGGGCCCACACAAACTAGCTGATACATTGCTTATCAGTATCAAAGAAGCAGAGAGATTGATTCAGAAATACTTTACAGCGTTTCCTGCAATTAAAAACTTTCTTGAAGCTCTTGGTAATTATGGTAAGCAGAATGGTCATATTAAAACATATGCACCATATCGTCGTATTAGATGGTTTGATGAGTGGCAAGGAGATAAAACAGATAAGGCTATAATGGGTAAGATAGAGCGTGCTAGCAAGAACACACCAATTCAAGGTAGTGGTGCTGACATGTGTAAGTCTGCACTTGTTATGGTACGTGATCATATACATCACAACAACTTACCTGTTAAACTAGTGATGACAGTTCATGATCAGATTGACACAATTGTACACAAAAGCTACGCAGACACGTGGAAGTACACATTGCAAGACATTATGGAAGCGTCAACTCTAGACATCATACCATCAGGACTATTAAAAGCAGAGACAGAAATATCAACAGTATGGAAAAAGTAAGTAGTAGGACGGAGAGGCAGCTTGAGATAGTTCAGAAGTTTGCTGATAGTAAAGGTAAAGGTACATTGCTAGCAGCTACAGGCTTCGGTAAGACTTTTACAGCTATTATGATTATAATAAGATTATTAAAGGCTAGAAAAGACGGTAAAGTAATTATTGTTGTACCTACAATTAATCTTAAGAATCAATGGAAGAAAGAGCTGAAGAAGAATAAAGTGCACAAAAACTGTGATGTTATTGTTATTAACACTGCCTACAAAAGCAATCTTAAATGTGATTTACTTGTATGTGATGAGATACATTCATATGGTGCAGAGCAGTTTATTAAAGTATTTGACAAGATTACATATCAGTTTATATTTGGCCTTACAGCTACAATAGAGCGTTCAGACGGTATGCATGAGGTATTACTAGAGTATGCACCTGTTATTGATGAGGTTCCTATTGAGGAGTGTCATGAAAATGGGTGGGTTAGTGATTATCTTGTATACAATCTAGCTGTACCTATGTATGATGACGAGCAAGTTGCATATGATAAAGCAAACAAAAAGTTTAGATATGCCGCAGGTAGACTAGGCTTCGGTGGCTCACAATCATTTAATAATGCTAGAAAGTATTTAACAGATAAAACTGCAGACCCTGCAATGCGGGCAGTAGCAGCTATATACTATAACTCTATGCGTGAGCGTGGTGACATATGTAAGAACTCTCAAGCTAAGATACCTGTTATTAAACAGTTGCTTGAGAAGTTTGACGATCGCAAAGCTCTATTGTTCAGTGCATCCACAGATTTTGCAGATGCTGTACAAGAAGAGCTTGGTGATGTGTGTCTTAGTTTCCACAGTAAGCGTAGCAAAAAGGAACAGGTAGAGATACTTAAAAAGTTTAAGGACAATAGAACTAAGCAGCGTGTGATCAGTAGTGTTAAAGCTCTGAATGCAGGTTTTGATGTACCTGATTGTTCTCTTGGTATTGTAGCTGCAGGTAATTCTAAGAAACTAGATAACATACAGCGTACAGGCCGTATTATTCGTTATGTACCAGGTAAGACAGCAATTATTATTAATCTCTATGCTCCTAACACACAGGAAGTCTCGTGGCTTAACAAGCGACAGGAAGGACAGAATGTAGTGTGGGCTGAAAGCATAGAAGAAATTACAGTATAATGGATGAACATGTAAAAGTGCTACTTAAAATTGTAGATGCACAGCAGAAGCAATTAGAATCAAGTCAACAGCAGATAAGTATAATGACAAAAGAATATGTCAAGCTTGCTGCTTTAATAGAAAATAAATTAGGCAAGAGTGATTAACGGTTAAACTCTAATCATCTCAGTTACCGAGCGCGATACTGCGATACCAAACCTGAGAGCCTATTTTAATAACTCTCCATATTTTTTACTTATTCATAAGTTTTTCGAATTTAATTTACAGGAGAGTTTAGTGCGATGAGCAAGCTGCGTGAGTGCTGCATCATTTTTCTAATCAGGGCAGGCCAAATACTTAGCGGTTATACGCCTGCTCCTGATTAGTTTAATCAAATTTTATATTATGAATATAGAAATAGTTTTAGGAGTAGTGTGTGCTATATTATTATATGTCACATGGGAAACAATTAAGTTAAAGAAAAAACAGAAAGAACATGACACCAAAAGAAAACAGCGAAAGGCTGGATCGCCACGAAAAGGTAATCGAAAATCTAATCGATCAAATGGCAAAGCTACAAATAGCAAATAACATACAAAACTTTCTCAATGAAGCTAATTCAAAAGATAACGAGAAAGACATTTCTGATTCGTCCCTCAGGACGTAGCACAGATTTTATATCCCCATCCTTTGGCTATGGCTGCTTATATAATTGCTCATATTGTTATATGAAGCGCCATAAGCCTACGGGGTTAAGTGTAGCAACAAACACAGGTGATATACTTACAGAGATAAATAACCATGCATACTTCACACCAGTGGAGAAACCCAACCAGACACATGCACAGTATACTACGTACGACATCAGTTGTAATGAAGACTTTGCTTTGCATTACAAAATGCACGATTGGGAAAGAATCTTTGAATTCTTTAGAGATCATCCTATTGCAATGGGTAGTTTTGCTACTAAGTATGTAAACCCTATATTTACAAACTTTAATCCTGAAGGTAAAATACGTATCAGGTTTAGTTTGATGCCACAGTACATGTCTACATTACATGAGCCAGGTACATCTAAAATCATAGATAGAATTAAAGCTATCAATGCATTTATAGATGCAGGTTATGATGTACACATTAACTTCAGTCCAGTTATAGTAGAAGATAATTGGCTAGAAGATTACGAAGAACTGTTTACTATGGTTAACGATTATGTTGACTATAAAGATCAGGTATTAGCAGAAGTAATATTTTTAACACATAATGAAAAGAAACATGGAGTAAATTTAGAAAAACACCCTGAAACAGAAGTACACCTATGGAACCCTGCAATACAGGAAGAGAAAGTCTCGCAATACGGTGGAACTAACATAAGGTATGCTAGACATTTAAAGTATTTGTATATAGATGCATTTAAAGCTTTACATGAAAAGATTATACCTTGGAACACAATAAGATATATATTTTGAAAAAAGGATACCATGACTACACTCCTGTAGTTAAAGAAAAGAAATCTAAAAAGAAAAAGAAAGACACAACAGGCTTTGTAACAAAAGACGTGTTTGAACTTCAATTTGGATTTGAATACCCAAAAGTCTATCAAAAGTATAGACATGTAGAACCAATTAAATACCCTAAAACAGACGGAAGTAATGGCAAAGTTAGTAGATTTCGCTGATCTGGGTCTTATCAAGACACCAGAGCGAACAGAGACTTACATACCAGTAAGTCACCAAGAATTAGTAACAAAGATTAAAGAAGCAGGTACAAAGCATTACAATACCTCACCTTTTGAGACAAAGCTAGAAGTAAATCATAGAGGCCAACAGATGTTTGGTAGTATGATGTTTCACCATGGCGGCAGTTTATCAAATGGTAGCGGTATGAATAGAAGTATTGGCTTTCGTAATTCTTATGACAAGACATTACCTATAGGTGTATGTGGTGGAGCATCAGTATTTGTATGCTCTAACCTTATGTTTACAGGTGACATTATTAAGATGCGTAAACACACACAAAATGTAGAAGAAGACTTAGATGTTCTTATACAAAAGCTATTTGCTGATGTAGATAGACGTTATAACGAAGCTGTTGCAGATAGGGAGACTATGTCAGAAATACATTTTAGCGATATAGACGCAGCTAATTATTTAGGACAATTATTCGTAAATCAAGGTGTTTTAAATGGCGCACAGCTTAAAAAAGCAACAGATGAATGGTTTAACTCTTCAGCATTTACGGAGCGTACAGCTTGGTCTGCATATAATGCGT